GACAAGGAGAACGTGAACAAAAGCTCCAAGACCGCGAGCCGGTATAATCTGTTTCAGAAAACTGTTTACTTTGCTTACAAGGGAAACAAGCGATGGATAGAGAATCTGAAATGACCGGGAAGAAACCGGCGCTAACAAGCAAAAACCCACCCATAAAGATAAGTCATCTCCCGGTCGGTGCGGACAAGCCGAATTTGTTGTTACTACCCGTTGGGATGTATTACAACAAGGCGCTTGATGCGGCCCGACCAGGAGATATAATCCAGTTTTGGAACGGAGAAAAACACGTGATTACGCATATTGGGCGCGTTCCGCTTGCTGTTCCTATTGCAGGTTTCCTAGCAAAGTACATCTACAACACGTCCGTTGATATTATCAAGCAGCATTGGATAGCCGAGGCGCTTAGAAACGGATTCACAAAACGAGCCATAAGAGACGACTACTGCATAATCGTTGCCTATGAAAGAGACAAAGTATAACTATGAAAGAGGCAAAGTATAAGGTCGAGAGCGACCGACTAAATTTGAAATACCAAAAGATTGCACTATTACCATTGGAGACCATTGGCGTCACGGGCGCGGATGATGTATATCTCCTGTCTGATGGGAACAGAGTGAAGTTCGAGTATCTCACTATTTGGGACAATACCACACAAGTTTTCAACGAGGAGATTAGCCGAGTATCAAACGCCCTCTACGGAGTTAACTATGATGCGCTTTGCGAAATATGGGCCGCTAGAGTCACCCTGGAGAGCCACGTTTGGTGCAAGGTGAGGATGAAGATTGTGTAATGCAAACATATACTAAAAACATACAAACAGTATGCAGTTAAGACCATACCAAGAGAACGCTGTAAACGAGATTCAGACGGCCCTAGCACAGTATCGGAGGGTTCTTTTTTGTGCGCCTACGGGCAGTGGTAAGACGGTCGTATTCAGTAACATAGCCATGCGCAGTCAAAGATTCGACCGCAAGGTGCTTATTTTATCTGACCGAACGGAGATTTTGACGCAGAACGGAGGTGCGATGGAGGCCATTGGTCTGAGCGTTGACTACATCAGCCCCAAGCACACAAGCATCCCGAAAAACAACGTCGTGTGCTGCATGGCGCAAACTCTTCGCCGGCGCGTTGAGAAACCCGAGTGGAGAGAATATTTGAAAGCCGTTGAGATTTGTATTATTGACGAGTGCCATGTTCAAACGTCCGACTTCGTTCACGCATATCTATCGCAAACTTGTTTTGTTTTGGGTTGCACAGCTACCCCGCAGCGACAAGGCCATCAGGAACAGCTAGGAAAGTTTTACGGAGCTATGGTCATAAGCATTTCCGTAAAAGACTTAATCAAGCAGGGGTATCTGTCAGAATGTCACCATTACTCTGTTGTAGCACCCAGTCTTGATGGCGTAAACATTGACAGCGGAACGGGAGACTACAACCGCAAGCAGCTCGCAGCTAGGTTTGAAAACAAGCAGGTGTACACGGGCATCATTGACGAGTATGTGCGTATCACTCCAGGAAAGAAAGCCATCTGTTTTTGTGTAAGTTCCAAGCAGGCCATCGAAATGACCGAAGAGCTAAACAAGCGAGGAATCTCGGCTAAGTACGTTCTTTCTGGCAGCTTTGATAGCGACGAGACGTACAGCGGCAAGCGCAGCGAGGTGGTTGATGAGTTTGCGAAAGGAAAGTTTACTGTCTTAGTCAACGTTGGCGTGGCTGTCGCAGGTTTCGACCAGAAAGACGTTGAGGTGGTTATACTTAATTACAGCACAGTTAGCCTAAGCAAGTATCTCCAGTCCATCGGACGCGGCAGCCGAGTCACCGGAACGAAACACGAGTTTTGGGTGTTGGACGCCGGAAGAAACCACGCTCGTTTTGGAATGTACGATAAAGACCGAGAATGGTCGCTTTGGCACGATGTTCATACAAGTACCGGTATGCAGCAGACAAAACTTTGCGACCCAAAGGAAAAAGGTGAGAATGGATATTATGGATGCGGCGCGATGATTCCGTCAACGTGTAAGGTCTGTCCTTGTTGTGGAAAAATATTCCCGACTGAGAAGTTTATCTATGAATGCCATCTGGAAGAAGTCAAAGAAGAATCTGAGGACAATACGCTTGAAAAGTTCGTAGCTGAGAAACGTCTTGAAGGTTGGAAGATGTCTCGCATCTTAGTGCAGGTGTGCCTATCCAACGCAGGCATGGAACATAAAGCTTTCAGTGAGGCATATAAGATTCTGTCTCCGGGTAAGACCGACCGCGAGGCCAACGCTTATTGGTATCAGTTCAAGAAAACCATTTGGGACAAGATACGCAGCAGGCAGCCGTCGAAGGTACAGGCTGTATAGAATACGAAAAAACCGCGAAATACGAGCAAGGCGATAAAACACGAGTAAGCACTCGTGAGCAACAAAATCAACAAAGGCGGCTTTCACAAGCCACCTTTGTATAATAACTCTTATCTTATGTTATGACTGGAAATTATTTAAATCCGTTGCAAAGATAAGGGATATTTGCTACGAAAGCAAATATTTTTGCCAAAAAGTTTTTAATACGGAAAAATTTGTTTTATATTTGCGGTATGATAATTGAAACGCCACCTCAGAAGGTGAGAAAATATACTCATGGAAACCCAGAGGCACAGATTCAGATGTCAACTGTTCTTTGGCTATGGAATACGCATCCTGAAACACGGCATTTGTACTTCGCGGTTCAGAACGAGCTAAGCACCTCAAACAGGTTGTCCAAGCAGGATCAACTCAGAGAGGGCGCAAGGCGCAGAGCTATGGGTGTTGTTTCTGGAGTATCGGACGCAATACTATTCTTACCTAGAGGAGGCTATCACGCCGCCTGCATCGAATTTAAGACGAGCGTTGGCCGGCAGTCTGAGGCGCAGAAAGAATGGCAGAAACTAGTTACCAAGCAGGGTTATCTTTACGTTGTTATTCGCAGCCTAGAGGAGTTTCAAGACTTCATAAATAAGTATCTAAGTAATCAATATGGCAGAGAGTTTAATCCCGCTCAGCATACCGGGAAAGAAGTTTGACCTATCGCCGAACGAAGTAAAGTGCTTAGTTTGGTTTGTCATAAGCGGGTGCAACAGAGACGAAGCGTACAAGCTCTTTGTTCATCCCGAGATGATGCCAAAGGTACTTAGCCAATACAGCAGTCAGTTCTTTGCGATTGCAGAGGCGAGAGATTTTATCACGCAATATAAGCAGTACATAAAAGATTTCCTCGGACGCAAGCAGGACGGCGCAAGCAAAGTTAACTCTGACGAGAAAATCAAGCGCTCGGCCAGTACGCTTAAAAACAAGGTGGCCGATGTTATTGACGATGCAGAGACGCTTGAACAAGTCGACACGGCCGTAAAACTCGCAGACAAGATGGGCATCTTGGAAGAGACGGAAGAGGTGGCGGTTGCGCCACAGCGTTATCTACCGGAAACCTGCCGCGGATGCAGATACAAGACGTTTGTCGAGGAGAATATAAAGAAAGGAAACATCACCGATGACGATGATGATTGACTATAACTACAACAAGTTACGAAAATGGAGATTACAGGAAAAGTAGTACAAATCCTGCCTATCGAGCAGGGAGTAAGCAAAGCAACGGGCGCACCGTGGCAAAAAGCAACAGTTATCGTAGAGTACCAGGATGGTACGTATCTTCGAAAGGTTGCGTTGTCGAACATGAAGAAGGCCACCGAGCTTTCTCAGTTGAAGCTCAACGGAGATTACACGTTTAGTGTAACGCCCGAAAGCCGCGAAAGCAATGGCAGATGGTTTACCAGTTTGAACACGTGGCTTTGGAAAGAAGTTGCGATGCAGGGTGCTCCGCCGCAGCAGTATGCAGCGCCCGCGCAGCAGCCATATCAGGTGCCCGCGCAGCAACAGTACGCTCAGCCGCAGCAGCGTTATCAAGCGCCGCCTGCCGCACAAGATGGTTCAGAATTGCCATTTTAAACACAGTAGTTGTTTTTAAGAAAAGTTTGTGTTATTCATAGTGAATTTGTGTTATTACGGATGTGTTTTTTCACTTTCATTGGTTAAGGTTTAAAGGACATTATTATTCGTGTGTATTTCACAAGAAGCGCCGGAGCAGTGATTGCCCCGGCGCTTCGCTTGTTTTTAAATCTGTACTAGTTGGTTTCTCTAGCTGTTAGCAATGTTGGCTCGATTCATGTTGTTGTCTTGTTTCCGTCCAGTCTGAGCTTGCGTTCCTTTGCTTTCGCTTCCGCCGCTCGTTCCGCCATTTCCACCATCGCTAGAGCCATTCTTGTCGACAACAACGTCATCCGCGACGTCCGTCAGCCCGAAGTCTTTCTGAGCTTGGGCCTTGGCTTTAAGCGGAACGTATGTGCTACGGAACAAATCAAGTTCTTTCTCTTGGTTGACAATCTTCGAATCATTGATGTACTGCAAGTCGATGTAGTTGCGAGCGTTCTCTTGCGAAAGTATTCCTGCATATACGAGCTTGCAAGTGTTCTCGATTTCCTCGGACGTGTTGTTTGGAATCCAAAAATCAGGAGCGATGGAAACGCGAAGCTTTGAGAACTTAGTCGGCTCACCTTCTACCTGGCCAACCAACTCCTTAAACACGTTCATCATGTGTTTAAGCGGCTTAAAGAAGTACGGCCACATAAGTTGACAATATTGCAACTCGGGCGTAAACAGAATCTTGATAGTTGTTGAGCTGTCAGCACCGGACTTCAAGATTTCCGGCTCGATGTAGACGCTCATCATCGCATTCTTAATCTCGTTCCATTTAGTATCGAGGTTGAGCTGCGCGATATTGCTAGCGTCTGCCGGCTTGATGTACTCTGCCGTTGACGCTTTGAGGTTGTCTGCTGAGCCTTTGACGCCGTATGTTCTACGTCCGTACTTACTCTTAGGCGGGAGTGACACAATCTTCTCGGCCTTGATTAAGAAGTCGGGGAACGCATCCTCCTTGTATTCCTCAGCAACAAGCGATTCAGCTTTCTCGTATGATTCGATGTTGAGCTGAGAATCACCGCTGCGAAGGTCGGGCAGACGGAAATACGTACACGGGTTAACGTGGTCGGGTGTAGACGTTGCTGCATCTGCGACACATACAAACCCATCTTCGGATTTTGTACCAACTGCGGACAGTCCGCTTGCTTTGTTAAACCATCCCTTAACTGCGTCCCACCATTTCTGATCGTCCTCTACGTATGCCACCCAAGTCTGTACTCGCTTGCAAGTGAACACGTCGATGGCAATCTTTCCGTTGATGGTGTATCTGCGCTTGTAAACCGGGTCGTTGTTCTCGTCCACCGACTTAAAAATCAAGTCACCATTCAAGTACGAGAAAACCTTGTACTCGATGTCCTGATTATTGTTCGTCTTGTACTGATAGATAAGCGCCTCGCAGGTGTACGCTAGTGACGTACAAATCTCCGTGAACGCTGTGGTGTTGATTCCGACTGAATCCTTCCATGAGCAAAGTTTCTCGAAAGCGTCTGTTTCGCTCTTTGTCTCGTTTGACACTGCAAAACCTTTGCCGCTCATGTGTGAGATGAACGTGTTTGCTCCTCGAATCTGAATGCCAGCCGTGGTGACTTCCACATCGTCGAAGTGGTCAATCATCCAGCGCTTCTTTGTCGGGTCGTCAGGGTCGGTCTTTTGCTCCCATACGGGGCTTGAAGATTGCATATCGCTCATCTGTTTGTGGGCCGACTGACGAATTTCTCTAAGAAAATCTTCCTCCGTGAGGTAGATTTCACCCGGTTCAGCTTGGCCAGTAGGGTACGTGTAGAAGTTAGCGATGCGTGAAACTCGTGGCTCACGGTCTCTGTACCCATCGTGAACTCTGCGCACCCAATACGGTTTCTTTAAATCCCCTGTGATGTTCATTGCTCTTGTTTTTGTTAGTTGTTAATGTTATCTGATATGGTTGTTAGTTGTTGTCATTCAAAGAATGTCGTATCATAATTGCTAGAATAGAAGTCGTCGTAAGCATCTTCTCTCACGTCCGGCGCGGCTTGTTTTCTCGGCCTGGCATCTAGGTCGAACACAGCGCGTAGTCCAATCGTTGTCATAATATCTGGCGAGAAGTGAAACTTTTCCTTGAACTCGTCTGTGCTACGATAGTACGTTTTCTTGTTTTTAGTCGTCTTGTTGAACAGCGCCATCTCGTCAAAAAGTACGTCTATAAATCTGCGGGTTTCTCCTTTGCGTCCGTACATGAATCTTGTGTCCTGGGGTATCGCGCACGAAAGCGTTCCGCTTTTCATTAGCACCTCCGTTTTCCCGAGCAGCTGTGAGCGAAGATTAAAAAACTCGTCCAGCGTCACGGGATTTCCGAACTGATCATACTCTTGCATCACGCGCTTGTTCCATGTAATAGGCACGCCGTCAGTAAGTCCTTGCATCCAGTAACCGTGTCCAGTCGCATCGTATGCGAAGTTACTGATTAGAACATCGTATTTTTCAAGCGTTCGTTTAATCCACCAAGACATTTCTGTTGGCTCTCCGCTAAAAAACTCGACAGCAATCATTTGGTGTCCTTTCCAAATAATCATCGGCGATTTATCGTTCTCTGCCTTACCCGATGAAACGTCCATCGTAGCGTACATTGTCTCGTCCTCGTCTACGGGATTTTCCCACAAATTTAGAATCATTCTACGCGACAAAGAGTTTTCTTCGCTCTCGATTGGGCCAAAATAAGCCTCGCCGACTACGGCGCGCTGCGTAGCACCTACGGCGTGTAAGTTGGCGACTGACTGACCTCCCGTTGCATGAACAAGCTCTCGATTGTCGGATGCGGTACCCGTGAATACCGTAAAGGACTTTACGTAGTCGTATCTGGTAATGCCGGCGGCAATGTCCTCCGGCTTGTCTCGCAGTCCAGCAGCTTGAACAACTTCCTCGCGTGAATCTCCCCATATAATTCCATGCGGGTCGTCTCCTTTCACGTAGAAGTAACGTATCTTGCCCATCATACCCGGTTTGAGGTGCCATGTGTCAAGGTCGATGTAGCCGGCGTCAATAAGCATATCATTCGTCCAATGCCCATAGAGCGGGTTGAACGATAGAATCATCTGCGGTGACATACCTGAGTTATCTCGGTTACGCATAAACCAAAACGTAAACATCTTGAACTCCTCCATTTCCGTTGCCTCGTCGACCATAATCAGTGACGACTGTTGTTTCTTAGCGTAGTCTTGGAACAACTTCCATTCGGCAGGGTTTCGGACGTTGAAGTTAGAGTGAATGAGCTGCAAGTTGCTATTCCATTGCGGATATGAGAACGTTGGGACGCCAGATGATGAGTAATCGCAGTTTGAGAAATTTCCAAGCACCGTTACGCCATCTCGAAAAATTGATGAACCCTTCTGCGAATCGACGGCTCGGACGGAGATAATACGTGAAGTAAACCCAAACTTATCAATACCTCCTAGTGCTTTTAGATACATGGAGAACGTCTTTCCGGCTGTACCTTGGCCGCACATGAATATCAAATTGCAGTCCGATGCACATACAGCCTCCTGCATACCTGGTTGTGGTATGAAGTCTATCCCCTTTCTGAGTTTAAAATCGCCGACCTTCGTCCAACCCTCGTCTTTTGCTGTTGGAAGCTTTCGAGTTACCTTTGGATATAAGTCAGGGAATTTTATGCGATTATTTATCAATCTAAGCGGCATTTCTCACGATATTTATATTATTTGTGTGCGATTCTTGCTTGAATTGCACGATTTTTGGGCCGTTTGCCCTCCATTTTGGTACAAAAGTAAACATTTTATTTGGAACGTAAATAAATATACCGTATTTTTGTGGCAACAAGCAGAAATATGAGCGTGATTACAAAACGAGTTTATTGCTCTGAATGTGAAAAGCGCGGGCACAAGCCAAGGTTATTGTGTATCACCGAAAAGGTTGAGGGCAGTTTTAAGGTTTGGTGCCGCTCATGTTCAAGAGAAATACGGGTGGAAGTCCATAACGGCAACGTTATCACTAGCCCCGCAGAAACAAGCAGATAAGAATTTCTTCTCATTCACAGAGTAGTTTCATAATATACAGAAATTAAGCTAGTTAAGTCTTGAATCTAATACTTTGAAAAACACTTTTAGACAAGACTTATATGTTTGAGAGAAACATATACGGAATATAGGAAAGCACTTCTTTTCTACTTATCCATATATAGGCCAACGAGCCATTCGCGGTATACATCGCGGGTGGCTCGTTGTGTTTTTAGTCGCGCAACATAATACTAAAATAAATCTAAGCTATGAAGCAAAAAATCATGGAAGCACTGCGACAGGAGTACAAGGGACGACTGGAGCTTAGTGAAGAGGCGTTGGAAGGTGTCGCTACTTTCGGAACAACTTACGTTACAAACGATGAAGGGATTGGCAACTTTGTAAAAGGGGCAGAACCGCTTCTCAAAGCATTTCAGAGTAAGTCAGACAAACTGAGAACGGAGTATTCGGCTCGCATCAAGGAGCAGGAAGCGAAGATCAAGGAATTGGAGGACAATGCTGGAAAGCACAAAGATGGAGAACCGCAGCCTCCCACACCAGGTAAGCAGGAACCGACTCCTCAGCCCAATTTGCAGGAGTTGATTGCAGCCGCGGTAAAACAAGCTGTCGAACCGCTCACAACGCAAATCAATGCGTTCAAGGAGGAAAAGACAGCGAAGGAGGCTCTGACGCTTGCTCAGACGAAATTCAAGGAGAATGGCTACGTACAGAAGTACACGGAACAGGCTGATGATGCTTGGGAGCGTACAATGGAAATTTACGAGCTTGGAGGAAACAAAATGTCATCCGAAGAGATTGTAAACAAAGCTATGGGGTACTTCGACAAGGCCGTTGCCAAGAAGGGAGTCGACACAAGCAAGCCCATCGAAAACACTGGTAATCAGAAAACAGACGATTTTGACGTTGAGGAAATCAAGCGTATTTATCAGGCGTCAGGCCGTCTGCCGAAAGAGGACAAAAACTAACTAAAACCTAATTAACTATGGCGAATCAAGGTAATTCATTTGGAGTAAAGGAATACCCCGTCGTAGGTGCGGAGCGCATTAACATTTGGGACAGAACGGAGGAGTTTTTCCCCGGCGGTGCTGTTCTGAAAGTTAGCGAGACATACACCGAAGGTACGGTCATTCCCGCTGGTACTCCCATCAGTGTAGATGTGCCTGGTGGCGAAGCTACACTGAACGATTCTGCCCCGCTCGGCCTGACCTATCAGGACGTAGTTATGGGCACGCAGGCTTGTTCTTTGACGATTGTCATGAGAGGAACTTTGCTTGAATCTCGAATTAAGCCGACCATCACTGCGACGCAGAAGAAGGCTCTGGCAGGTCGAATCATTTTTGTAAAGGAGGTTTAACGTATGGATGCAAATTTTCTTCTGTCTGGATTAGACAACATTGCTCGGGAGTTGAACTTGGATTCAACCTCGAAGCTTACAGCCTATTACGAGACTGCGCTTGCAGGACGTGAAACTCTCGACTTGAACATTGAAGGCTTTAACCGCGGCGAGATTCAGTTGGATTCCAACGTTGAGTTTGCAGAGATTAGCGACTACCTCCGTGGTATGGCTACTTATGTAGACAGCGAATCAGAACCGCTTGCTCGTGGTAAGCAGGTAGAACTCACGAAGCTCTCACAGAGCATCCCGACGCAGCGTCGCAAGATTGTGCGTGGCAAGACGGATTACAAGCGCGAGTTGCTTGCTGCAAATAAAGCCGCAACAATGGGCCAGCTCACGGGGCAGTCTCCTTATAAGAGCGTCCGCGAGTATTTGTTTAACAATCTGTTTGATACGTTGAAGGAGATTCCTGATTCTCACAACGCATCGCTTTCTTATCAGGTAGGTCAGATGAAGTCGGCCCGCAAGCTGACACTCACCTCGGACAACAACCAGGGCGGCTTGGTCGGCATCGACTTCGAATCCCGTGTGCCCGAGAAGAACGTAGTCACTGACGCTTGGTACAAGAAAGACAATGACGGCAACGTAACCTACGTTGAGACAGCAGACCCGATTCTCACTTTGAAGAAGAAGATCCGTGAATTGAAGCTCGATAAGTATCACGGCTATCAGAACGTGACTGTTGAGGTCAATGCAAGCACCTTCTATACTCTGGTTGAGCATCCGGCCATTCTGACGAAGCTCGGTTATTCACTCCGTCCCGAATTGCAGATTGTACCGAAGAACAACGACAACGCGCTCACCGTTGGTACAGAAAAGTATCTCTCGGAGGGTGATGAGTTCATCAAGAACTGGTTTACCCGCGCCATTGGCGCTGACAACCTGATTGTGAACACTACGATTGTCGGTGTTGACAAGCTGAACGCCACAACGAAGAAGTTTGAGACCGAGAAGGTTGACGTCTTTAACGACGGCGTAATTCTTGTTCGTCCTTCTGGCGTCATCGGTACTATCTATCCTGTTCAGGTCGTTCGTCCTGATGCTTCTGCCATCTACACCAACATCTTCGGTGGTTGGGGTATCTTGGAGTATCTGTACGACAAGCGCACCCGTGAGCAGACTTGGATTTCGGAGATTTCATTCTTGGCCATCCCCACGATGCCTAAGAAGATGTTCTACTTCGAAATTGAAGGAACGACCGAGGAGTCTCAGGCTTAAACAATATAAAACAAGCGACGGCGCGTGAGTAAGCGCGAGTAACGTGTGCGTGCAAGCAAGCACGCCGCCGCAAACTAACCTAAACGCAGTGTAATAGTATGACGGTAGAGGCTTATTTGAGGTCTAAAGTTGCAGGTTATCCCTTTGACGACGCAGTACTGGAGAGTGCGGCCCTGTCCCCTCTTTTTGCGCGTCCGACAAAGCTGGACAAGCTCGCTTTAGACGGCGACATTGAAGAAATCGCAGAAGATGAGAACTTGCAGAAGAGCCTTAAATATGCAGAATCTTCCATCTACTATTCCGTTTCGGGGGTATTCAGTGGCGGTTCTCGGAGTGAGCAGATTGGTGATGTTAAATCATCACTAAGCGGATATACAATCACGCAAGCAGACAGAGACTATTACCGAAAGCTCGCAGACAGTCTCCGCGATGAGATTGAGTGCGAGAAAGAGGTTGACCCGACTGACGACAATGGTCTGTTTGACGCTGGTACGATGTTTGGGTGGTAACATTAAGGCGTATACGAAGTAACAACAAGCGAGTATGAAACTAATTAAATTCGAAGATAGTTGCAAGGTACTCAGACCTAGCGGAGAGTACGACGAGTGGGATAACCCGATTAGCGAGGCTATCTACGATGGTGCTTGTAACTATCAGAAAGGCGGTCAGACTTCGCTTTCGATTGTCACTCGCAACGATGTTGTTTACTTACCTTCCAACGACGTAGAAGTCAAGGAGAACGATGTTGTTGAAGGCATTTCGTTCAACGGACGCAGTTTCTCGGGTGTCGTTAAAGTTGCGCGTGATATTCGTATGCCGCTGTCTCACGAAGAGTACACTAAGATTGAGCTGACTAAGGCGACTGGGACATAACGGCAAGCGCAAAACAAGCAAATAGGTATGAAGGTAAGACTTCCGGCTAGAATCCGTTCGGGACATTCCCCGATGAAGGTGCATAATCTTGAGGTGATAAAAGTCGCGCTCAACGGATTCACTGAGGCGACAATCAAGCCTCAAATTGCCAAAATCCTTGGTGAGATTGCAGATGAAGCAATTGATTATATACAAGGAAGTTTTGCGCCACCTAGCGGTGATGATGAGTTCCCTATCTACACTGGCAACATGAGAGACGCTACTGGCGTTGGTGTATATTACGATAGTATGCTCTACGCTTATAGGCCTCCTAAAATTGCGACTGGTGTACAGGATATGACGAACAACGGGGGACATTCCGGTATAATCAACATTGACGGCTCTACGAACTTAGAAAAAGCGCTCAATGCAGGAATCACCAAATATTCTGTTGGGCTGTGGATAGTCTTATTCTCAGCAGTTCCATACGCAGAATTAGTTAATGAGCTTGGCTCTCCAAGAGGACGCGGTGCTAGTTACTTCAACAAGCTCGAAAGTTGGTTGCTAGAGCGCGTAAGGTCAAGGATTCAGTCTCCGTTCCCCGTCGGTTTCAGTTACGAGTAACCCATATAAAAACAAGCAATCATGCCAAACATCTCAGACATACAAGCAGACAAGGCGTTGCAGTCGTTGCTAAAAGACAACATCTACGTAGCGACATCTGCGACAGCCGGCTACAATGCAGCCGTCTACGCCAACTATGAGCGTCCGAACACAGGACTGGCAAACGTGTTTGTTTCGTGTTACTACAACGGCAACGTGACATCACGCACGAAACCGCTTGGCTTGTTTACTGGGAATCTAGCACTGTCAATCTTTTACAAGGCGCATAGCGACAACACCTTGGGCGACAGCTCTAAAGACGCAATAGCAAAGTTAGTTGCGCAGGTAGAAAAACTAGTACACTGCAAATCTTGCGACTACAAGGGTCTGCACTACTACTTTGAGCTAACACCAACACCGATTACCCCCACAACGGTCAGCACTACGACAGGTTATGCCACAACGGTACTTAACGTAGAGTGGCGCACAAATCAATAATTAACTCTAAAAACCTAATACTATGGCAGCAATCACAAACGCGGCAATTACCGAGGTTTTCAACGGTCAGGCCGACATTGTCCTCTTCGACGAGGTGAGCAGCTATGATGAAGCTACGCTAGCAACGGTCACGGCAGCAGGTACGTCTCTCGGCCAGATTGTCGAGGATTCTACCTCTTGGGACGGCGATGAGCCGTCACTTGACAGCGTTAAGGACGAGCAGGGCGATGTTATCGTCATCAACCCGTCATCTGGTACACTTGCGTTCTCTTGTGACATCGCATCAACGAGCAACAAGATGATCGAGACGTTCTTGAAGGGCAAAGAAATCAAATTCGATGCAGGTAAGACCAACACAATCGACGGCATCAAGAGCGTCATGGGCTTTGGAACCGAGCTTCCTGTTATCACTCGCCCGATCGCAGTTGTGAACGACGAATCCAACAAGATTCTGTTGTTCCCGAAGGCGAAGATTATCGGCAACCTGAGTCTCGACAGTAAGCTGTGGCGCATCCACATCTCGGCTACGGCAGAGTACGTGGACACCGCAAGCCTCAGCACCGGTATGATTATCAACGGCAACCCGACTTACGAAACAACGACGGCTCAGGCCGGCGCGTAAGCCAGCGACTAGCGACACAAGCGCGGGAGTAAGCGGCGCAAGCGACAAGCTAGAAACAAGCGGCGCAAGCAGCATCTAGTTAGGGCGGTGGTGGTTTTCACCGCCGCCCTATTTTATTACACAACAAACAGAGAAACAAGCATGGAGACAAATAAACAATCGCAGTCACAGCAAGACGCAGAAGCCCGCGAGCAAGCAAAGTTGTTTGAAACGGGCCGGCAGATGGTTGAGGCAGAGAATAAAATACAGACAGCAAACCCGCAGACGATTGCTGTGGGTGGCAAGGTCTACAAGGTAAAACAGATTAGAAAGTTTGCCCGCCGAAAAATCAACGAGCTTAACGCGGAGTTGTACTGGTGGCAACAGAAAAACAAGCAAGGAATCTCACTCAAAGAGGCAAAGAGAGTAAACAACAAACTATACACTTTGCATGCGAAAACCGCTGCGTATTACATTCTCGGCTTGTGGGCAGTTATCCCGATTGTGTACTGGATTGCATGGCATTGGCTTATGTACCGCAGTGACGAAGAAATCATGGCAATTAACGCGGCGGGAACGAGCGGAGATAAGCAGATAGCTTTTTTTTTAGCCGATTGTCAGATTACAAGCAGTCTACTCGTGCAATCTATGAGCGTGGTTGGGGAAAGCGTCAAAAACTGGCAAAAGAGAAAGGAGAGTGCGGAAA